CAACAGTAAACTCGCAGTTCGCAGTCTTGATCCTTATCAATTTTCGTTTCAGGAAATCAAGCTCTGAGAAAGGCTCATCATCTTGCACACTCTCAGTTTTGTTAGCAGCCGTAACCAACACACCTATTTCCAAAGACACAGTCTTTATCCAGCTCATAGTGTACCAAGGAATCAATTGGGAACGACACAATAGCGAATCATCGCCGAGAGTAGCCAAATTACAACACTCTCGAAAAGGAGGTAATTCCAAAGATTTCGCAAAGTACGCATACCGAAATTGCAATGAACTCCTAAGGCAGTTGAAAATTAGCGTAAGCCAAAAACCGGTTGGCATACAATACGACATCAAAAATACATCAGATTTATTAAGGCACAGTTTATAACAAGACCCTAGCGACAACAAATACACGCAATTGGCCTGTTCGTCGGAGTAACCACACAGCACAGCAATTCTCTTCAAAAGAACGCTTACCCAAATACCTTCCTCCGTGCTCATGCGCACATCAAAATCTTTCTTATCTAAAGCACCCCATACGCCGTGACGTAGTGTTAACTGGTCGTAGAATTGTATGTGTGCTAAACTGGTAATGTCTTTGCCTAGCGCAGTCTCGAAAAAAGCGGCATTTAAACGCATCACATTGACCAATGGTGCTATGTATTTCTTAAGTAAGAAATTATATGCAAATGGGCAGGTCATAAAGACACGAATCTTAAAAACGTCCAATTTAGCCTGTGTAACCGCTTCATCTTTATGCGTAAAGGTCACAAGAGGTGCGTAGACATCCCCTCTCGCTATGCAATCTTCTATGTCGGTAATTGCACTAACTAATCTAGGGTTCATTAAGACATTCTTCTTATCCACAAACAACACATGTTTCTTGGTGCGAAAGAAAGGAGCTCCAGCACTTGTCTGAAGGTTGGTACCTCCAATATTAGTATGGTAAATCCCCGTAACAGTATCAACGTCGTTTAATGGCGTCGCAATTTCTAAACCATAAAGCGCATCTGCACCGTCAAGATAATCATTAACACTTTTTTCCCACACCGCGGATCGCCCAGGGGAGTTCATTGAAGCGGTTAACATTC